ACAGGTGTTCGCCAGCATGATGCGACCGGGAAACAGCACACCGTCCGTCTCCGTCGGTGTCGCCAGCACAAACGAGGCCGTCATGGCCGTCAGCGCTGACATCTGCTCCACCACCCAGCGGTCCGTCAGCTCCTGCTCCGGGTCTGCCTCAGGATTGCCTGCCACAAAGTTCACCGCATCCAGAAAACGCGCATACACCCGGCGACGGACCACCGTGGCCCCCACCAGGCTCTGCAAATCCTCCGCCATCCCGGTGGCAAGGCCAAACAGATTGGACACCGTCAGCGACGGGCGGGCACTGCTGCCCTTTCCGTTCATCTCAAAGCCGCTGCCCTCAATCGGGTAGGCCTGATATTCACGCCCCTGCCAGGTCACCGGCTCCCCTTTTTCATTCAGCTCATTGCAGAAAAAATACCGCTCACCGCCCTGCAACGTCAGGTCGATTTCCCAGAGCACCACCCGCGGTGACTGCTCTGACTTAACCGACTCGTTCAGGCTTGCTTCGTGAATATCCTGCATCAGTTCACCACCTGCTTAAACTCCGCGCTGAACTCAACGCGCAACATCCCGACCCGCGCAGACCACCCGGCACAGGTCACCTTTATCTGCCGGTATGCATAGGGTGGCTTCCACAAAAATGCCTTCCAGCCCCCGTGCTCTGCCAGGAACGCTTCCAGATGCCGGGCCTCCTCCCGGCTCACGGAAAGCATCACCCGGTATGTTTTCAGGTCAGCATTCAGCCCTGCCGCCATACGCTGTGAGTACCCGTCACCAAAACGCACTTCACGCACCGATGGCTGCGAGTTCACCTCCATATCCGGCTTCACTTTCCAGCGAAAGGTTTTCATCGCCCGCTCCCTGATAACATACCGCCATCACGCAACTGCAGCCGGAGCTCATCCTGCGCCCCCTTGCGGGCCATGTCATACACCGCCTTCATCAGCTGCGGCCCCGCCTGTCCGTTGATACCGTCGTTCTGAATCACCACGTGATTGTTCTGATTAAAATTAATACCTTCCGCCCGCCGCATCTGCGCCGGACTTCCGGCACCACCCACATAACCCCCTTCCGCATAGCCGCGCATCAGGCGGTAAAGATTCCCCACACCTATCCGGCTGGTTGCCTCCTTCGTGAAGACAAACTCCCCGCGGTGAACTATCCCCGCAGGCTCATATTTGCCGCCCGTGCCCGTAAATCCGCCGGTCGCGAAATGAAAGTTCGCCGCCGCAGCCTCAATGGCCGTCCCCGAGGAAGCCGTTACACCACCTCCAACAACCCCACCAATGGCGCTGCCGATACGCCCGACAATGCCCACCATGGCCTGTTTAAGCAGGATTTCTGTCATCATGGTCAGCACCGAACGGGTGAATCCCCGCCAGTTCTGTTCACTGCCGGTCAGCATCGCCGCCATATTCTGTGCAATACCATCAAAGGTCTGCGTGGCCACACTTTTAACCTGCGAAAAACTGTCCGTCGCACTTTCCGCCCACTCCCCCCAGCCGGACTTCAGCCCGGCCAGCCAGTCACCGCGCAGCATGTCTTCATCCGCCCATGTCTGTTTCAGTGCCCCGGTGACCCGGGCCAGCGCCTGCGGATTATCGCCATACACGTCACGAAGACGCTGCGCTTCAGACTCCCGCTGCGCCTGACGGTCAGTGAGACCACGGGCTTTTGCGCTGATGGCGGCCTGCTTCGCGCTCTGTTGCTCTTCAAACCGTGCAGCCTGCTGTGCAAGTTCATTCAGGCGTTTCTGGTGCTCCACCTTGTCACCCAGCTCAGCCAGCTGGCGTTTGTACTCCAGCGTTTCTTTCTCATGAGCCAGCAGGGATTTTTCCTGCAATGTAAGTGATTTTTTCTGTCCGGCCTGTGCATCCGCAAGCAGCTTTTCATGTAACACGGCATACTGGCTTTCCGCCTTCCATAAATCACGGCGCTGCTGGCTGATTTTCTCATTCGCACCGCTGTGCTTCTCCAGCGTCCGGAGCTCGGTTTCAAGCGCCAGCAGGGCAGCATGTGCCCGGTCTTCCAGGCGCTCACCGGCTGACACTCTGACACCTGACGACTTCGGTTTTTTCTGCGTTGATTCATAATCCTTTTTCGCCGACGCCATCAGCGTGTTGTAATCCGCCTGCAGGATTTTCCCGTCTCTCAGGGCCCTGTTCAGTTCTTCCTGACGGGCGGTATATTTCTCCAGCGGCGACAGCAGGCGTTCATACGCTTTCTGCGCCTCTCCGGTATACTTCAGCTGTGACGCCTCACGCTCAGCCCTGTCCCTTGCCGCCAGTTCACCGGCTTTTTCCATATCCGACTGCAGCGTTGCCGCCGCCAGCCCCAGACGGGCATTTTCCCGGTCATCCCATGCACCCTGAAGGTTGGCCCGGAACGAGGCGGTTTTACCGCGGCGCTGGCTCCGGCTCTGGTACCACTGCCATTTTTTATCCGCCTCATCAAATGCCTTCTGCGCACTGGCGAGCATATCCGCTGAGGATTCAGGACGACCGATATCCAGAATGGCATCCCACATCGATTTGAACGCCTTTCCTGTTTTATCCGCCCAGGTTTCCAGCGTCCCCATGTTCTCTTTCAGGCGGCGGGTCTGCTCATCAAAGCCTTTCGTGGCAGCATCGTTCGCCGCCTGTAAGGCACCGGCCTCGTCTCCGGAACGCTGCAGCTGTGCAACATACGCAATCTGCTCCGCCGTCACGTTGCGGAACTGGCGTGCCATCGCAGTCAGCCCCGACGTCGGGTCGGTGGTCAGTTTTCCGAAAGCCTCTGCAACCTTGTCCACCTCCACACCGGAGGCAGACGCAAAACGCGCCACACTCTGGTTAATGGCATCAAACTGTTCACCACCACGCACACCGGCACTGACCAGGGCTGCCAGTGACTCTCCCGCCTGGTTAAACGTCAGCCCTGCCGCCTGCCCGGCTCTGGAGAGCGTCAGCATGCGCTCTGCCGTCAGTCCTGACTGATTACCGGAAAGAACCAGGGTTTTATTAAACGCTGAAAGCGTGGAATCCCCCTGGTACCAGGCATACGCCAGCGCACCTGTCGCGGCGACCAGTGATGTGATCCCGACGGCAGGTAGCGAGACGGCTCCCGCCAGTCCCCGGAACATCGGGATAAGACCACCGAACGAGTCTTTCACCTGACCGCCCTGTTGCAGCAGGATGAGCCAGGGATTCTGACCACCGGCAAGCTGCGTGGCCACGTCGGTGAACTGCATGGGTAGCATACGCATGGCGGCTTTATACTGCCCGACGGACATCCCGGCTTTTTGTGCAGCCAGCGCCTGGCGGCTCAGCCCCTGCTCAACGGCAGAGGCCTGTTTCTTAAAAGACTGGCTGACACGCCCGGCCATCAAATCCGCAAGGTCACTGGTTTCACCCAGTTCTTTCTTTACCCGTGCAGCCTCTTCAGAAAAACGGGTTGAATCCAGTGTAAGAACAGCTGTCAGATCGGCAAAATTACCCGCCATAGCGTACACCTCCTGGAATTACCTCAGACACCATCATCAGCATGGCTTCATCCTCTGTACTGCTCCGCATGTCATCACTGACCGTAACGATTTCCTTCCCGTCAGCCCCAAAGCGGACACCACCAGAAAGTCCTGCCGCTTTCCGCATCAGCATATCGTCCTCATCCGGCATCTCCGTCTGCTCATCATCACGTCGGGGTGCCAGCAGACTGAAATCAGAGGGATGCATATCCGGATCGCAAAAAAACAGGCTGAGTACAGCGTACGTCAGCCCGGAAAAATGCATATCCAGCTGGGTATCATGAAAATAATGCGTGCGGTAAAAACGTCGCCAGTCGGCATATTCGGTGGATGTCATCCCGGCAAGCATGGCGCGCCAGTCGGGTCTCCCCATCTCACGCGCCAGTCTGAGGGCAAAGTTCAGCTCGCCGTCGAAGACTTTCCCGCAGAAAAATCATCATCAGTCAGCGCGTTATTTTTCGCCACTTCAGTAATATCAGTATCCGGACGAACAGCTTCGATCATCCCGGACAGGCACAACACAACGTCTTCCGCCCGGGCAATGGCATCG